CTAGGATGGTACATTTTAGCATTTGGAATCATTATCGCAATGATGAGCATTGTGCTCTTGGTAGGAAAGGCGGTTGAACAACACGAATCAAAAGTGAATCTAATTAGAAGTGGGCAATACGTTGAACCTGATTTTCAGGAAACGTGGAATAAAAAAAGCCAGCGCTGGAACGCTGACTAACTAAATATATCTAAGGAGAGTATAACACAATGTACGGAAGTTTTGAAGCATTACACAATAGGTATCTTGAACCGCCTGAGGATAAAGTTTATGGATACGATTGGAATGGGATGGAAATCTATCGTGGAGATCAGTACAGGATTATAGGTGGGGATAAAGTCCTTGAGGACGATGTGGAAGAATATCTAAGAAACCTATATTTAACAGAACCGCCAGTTACACGCATTAGAGCGTATGACTGGAAAGGAGAAAAAACAGACGAGGAATGTAATTACTACAATTTAGGTGGCGATTACGTTAACGAGGATGACGTAGACGAATATTTGAAAGAAGCGTATTTAACAACTTCACTCAAAATTGCAGGTGAGTAAATGGAAGATGTGTATTTAAACGATGACCTACTGGATTCAAAACTGCAAAACGTTTTATACGCTAATAGGGTTATCGGACAAATCAGAACGAAGAATGATTCATACGAGGTATATCTATACGAACCTCAAATAAGAAAAACAAGGGTTAAAACCTACGAGGAGGTTGAAGAAATATTAAAAAGCGTATCGAGATCATTAAAAGAACAGAATCAAAAGTAATTTTAGATATTGATGCTGACTTTGTAAATCCGCTAATTTTTGAACAATACATGGATTATGGAAAAACAGTGGAGGATGCAGCGATGGCGATAGTTCAAAATATCCCAAACGTGAAATCATTCCACATTGAACATCAAGGAACACAGAAAGGAATGTTTTATAAATGAATTTATATGAATTAAGTCTTGCATTTCAAGAAGTGCAAAATATGGATTTAGATCCTGAAGTAATGAAAGACACGTTAGATAGTATCGGTGGAACTTTCGAGAACAAGGCAGAAAACATGGCAAAGCTTATTCGAAACCTTGAATCAGACAGATTAGCCTACAAAGAAGAAGAGGACCGCTTAAAAACGAAACGTCAAGCTGTAGAGAATAAATTGGAATGGTTAAAAACGTATTTAAAAGATTGCATGAAATTGACTGGAAAAACTAAATTCAAATCAGGAGTGTTTAAGTTCTCGATTCAGAAAAATCCGGTAAGCGTGAATATTACTAATAAAAAAATTATTCCAGAAGATTATCTAATTCCACAACCACCTAAAGTAAATAATACTACATTAAAAAAAGCATTAAAGGACGGAATTGAAGTTCCAGGGGCTGAATTAAAACAAACGGAAGGGTTGAGAATTAGATAGCATGAGAATTCTAGCAATTGACCCTTCTAGCAATCAAAAGAATACATCGACAACAGGAATTGTTTTATTAGACAATGCTAAATTAGTTGATTATTGGGTTGTGAGCTACGGCATTTCTGGATTTCGAAAATGGATGGAAGATGTCGGTGAAGATATTGAATGTGATGTTGTTGTAATCGAAAAATTCGAAGCTAGGGACAACGACAAATCAAAAGACAATTCAGTATTACAAACCATCGCTTATATACAACTACATTTCCCAGACGCTATCTTGCAGCGTAATGCAGGTTATCAAACGGATATTCCGAATGAATTATTGAAGCGACTTGGATTGTGGAAGTTTGAAAAGAGCCATCACCAGGATGTACGTGCAGCAGCAAGACTCGGACTATTCTGGGCGATGAGAAATGATATCAAAGAAGTAATCGATGATATTGGTAAGGTGGTGAATGAACATAACGTTAAAACTAAGAAAGTGGCAAGCTGAAGCGATTGAAAGAAGTAAACGGCAAACATACGGAATCTTCCTTGAAGCTCTCGGGGGTCGCGGAAAAACCATCTGTGCCCTAGCTATTGCAAAAAAGAAAAACGCTAAGAAAATCATCATCACAAACAACCGTCTTTCGATTCTGGAAGGATGGAAAGAAGCCATTAAAAAGATGGATTTTGATTCAGATGTTGAGTTTGTCATTTCAACTGACAGAAGTATTCAAAACATGCTTAAAAAAGGCTCAAAATTCAACTGTGACGTGTTGATTATTGATGAGTGGCAGAATATGTCCTCGGAGAAGCAGGTGGCCTTATATCGACGTATAAAGCGAAAATACACGATAGGTCTTTCAGCCACTCCGATTCGAAAAAAAGGGCAAAATTTCTACCCACTCGAAAAAACGATTTTTGGATTTGCAAATCCAAATAATAAATTTGATTGGCAAAAAGCACACGGAAGAATGGTGTATGATCCATTCACTTATTCGAAAGAGAAATGGGAGGATTTCAGAGACTATGAACGCTACGTTAATAATCTTCCAAATTTCTTCAGATGGGAAGAAATTGAAGAAATCGAAAACGCTGTTGAAAACAACGGTTACGAAATTAAGTTCTATCCAGTAACTGTCGAACCTGGAAATCCGGAAATGTTAAACAAGTTTAGAAAATTAAATCTTGTGATGGTAAAAGGTGAAACAGCGATGGCAAAACAATCTTTTGGACGAAACACGTTTGAAAGATATCTCAACCAAGCAGGAGTTGAAGTTGATTTTCCAAAAATCAAACCAGTGAACGCGGATACTCCTCTAATGCTAAAACTCGATGGATTAATTGAAAGAGCACCACACGATATGCTAATTGTCAGCAAGTCGAAGCAAATTGTAAATGTCATCAAAGAAAGACATCCTCACATAGGAATCTGGACTGGAGACATTCAAGAAGGACTTGATAAAAAGGTAGTAGTTGCTACGAACCAGGTTCTTGGAGTCGGAGTTGATGGCTTGCAGCACAAATACCAAACAATCGTTGTTCTAGATCCTGTTGAAAAAGGCTCTGGAGAATACGACGATTACCGCCAATTACTTTGGCGAATAACAGGAAGTAGACAACAACACGATGTAAACGTGATTGAATTTTATTACAAGGAGGCATGAAAAGATGGATATTTCGGCTTTAGAGGTAGCTTTAGAAAGAGAAAAAAACTACTTGGAAAAGATCATCCAAGTAGTTAAAAACGGCGGAGACCGATTTAGACCGCCCTATCAGAGACAAGCATTGTCTATCAGTGAGCATCTTTCAATGATTTCTCGTAATCTTGATAGATTGAGCAAGCAAGTGCAATAAACCAGGGTTCAGCATTCATGATTTTTAGATGTTGGAAAAACCCGTCCTTAGTTTCAAGTTCTTTGTCATGAGCATAACGTAAAACTTCTCTGGCGAATATGGTTTCAAAATCAAAATCGTTACCATCATCATAGATATCACGTTTACTAGCTCTGACAAGATATTTTTTAAAAGTCATAATCTATCTCCTTTTATAAGTTGATAGATTTAGTATAACAAAAAAATGGAGGAATAAAATGAACTTTAAATTACCAGAAAACAAACCACAAGTGCCAAAGGACACACCACGGAATTACTTCATTTACGGAGAAACCATGAGTGGCAAATCGTACCTAGCGAACGAGTTCCCAAATCCGATTGTATTAAATACGGATGGAAATGCGGAAGCAAACAGTGTGCCAAGTATCCAACTATTGAATGATAAAGACAAATCAGGGCGAATCACTAATTCAGTGATTAAGCAGCTAGGAGAAATCCTTTTAGCTCTACAAACGCAAGAACATTCATACGAGACAGTCGTAATCGATGTTATCGACGATGTTATCGAGATGATTAAAATCGCTGTGTGTGATGAGCTAACTCCACCAGGGAAACCTCGATTGAAGTCGTTGTCTGAAATCCCATACGGGAAAGGTTATGACTTCTTCAACCAGGCTATTACGGAACTGGTTATTGACCTCAAAGCATTACCGATGAATGTGATTTACATCAGCCGTCAAATCTCAGAATATGACGATAACGGAAATGCTACTAAAGACAAACCAAGCTTGAAAGATAAGTACGTGAACCTTATCAACGGGAATTCAGATTTAATGATCCACACAGAAAAAATCGGGAATAACTACAATCGTGAAGTCGACAGAAAACGTAAGACTTACTATGCGGACCAGGTGGATGACAAAGCGATTTTGAAAATTTTATCAACAATCAGAGGCGCAGTTGAACCACCTCGTAAGCAACAAGCAGCAACAAAGTCAGCTGCAAAACCAACAAAACAGGAAACTGTTGAAGTTTCTAATAACGAAGACGAATTATTTTAAAACTAAAGGAGAAATGAAAAATGAGTTTATTAAGTATTGCAAAAAAAATTAAAGAAGACGGATTTGACCCTCGTAAAGATAGCGTAAATGGACCTGCAGCGTTACCAGCTGGTGATTATACAGTGGTTCTAAAACGAGTACAATTCAACATTGCACCAAGCGGATGGGAAAGTTTAGGCTTCACATTTGAAGTTCGTGAAGGTGAATTTAACGGACGTACTGAATATGCATCTTTTGGAACATTATCTGAATGGAATGGCAAAGACCTTTCTTGGTCAGTAGAACGAACAATTAAATTCTTTACAAAAGCGATCGAATTAGCTGGAGACAAAGTTATGAAGAATGACTTCGAAGACGGAAGAGCATTAGCTGATGCGTTAGAACGCAAAGCAGTTGGTTCTTACTTCACTTTAAAAATCTTAGAAACAAAAGGTAAAGAAGACAAAGTATATCGCAACTATGACATTGAAGAAAATGCTGAAAATGCGATGAATACAATCGACGTGGAAGATTCAGATTTGCCTTTCTAAAAATAAGGTGATCTCATGCATTCAATGAAAGAATATGCGCTGTTGTATCAGCAAAAAGGGTTCTCGGTCATCCCGATTAGTCCTACAACTAAAAGACCATTAATTGAATTTGCGGATAAACCACCTCTTGACGCTGATGGTATTAACGAAGTTTGGAATCAATACCCGAATGCAAACATCGCACTAAGAACTACAAATTTCTTCGTGATTGATATCGACAAACACGGAGAAACGAGTGGATTCGATTCGTTGAAGAAATGGGAACATTTAAAACTAATCGAACCCACACTTCAAGCCAAAACGGCATCAGGAGGTAAGCACCTATTCTATTTCAAACGCGATGATATCCACATCAGTCAAATGATTGGATTCCTTCCAGGAGTGGATATCAAAGCGAATGAAAACAATTATGTGTTGGTTGCTCCTTCCGCTACGGATAAAGGGCAATATGAATGGGACATGGAAAAATCTCCCGAAAAAGGAACGATGATTACTCCATCCAAAGCCTTAATTGAAGCAATCATTAAACAGTACAAAATCACTAATGGACGTGAATTTGATTACAGCGACGGTTTAAGGTCATGGGTTAGTAAGAGTAGAACATCTGGAAAGACTAAAACGACAGAACTGTTCGAAATCATCGCCAATGGATTAGGGGATGAAGGGAATCGTAATGATAAGCTTGCTAAATTTGTGGGCGGATTATTATGGAGAGGAGTGGATGAAATGGATGTGTTGACGTTGGCTAAGATAGCTAATAGCAATACTCCAAATCCACTATCAATGCAAGAATTAGAAAGAACAGTAGTAAGTATGATTAACAAAGACAGGAGGTGATTGTGATTGGCGAAGTAGTGAGTTTTTATAAGGATTATGAACCGATTAAAAATAGTAATGGAACATTAAAAACGAACAGTCCAGTAAACGTGTTGAACGCATTTCGAGCTGATGATCAGTTAAATCTCTATCTGAAGCATAACGAATTCTCTCAAGAACACGAACTAACAAGAAACATCCAACTCGGAAACACGCTTCTGAAAAAAGGAGAGCTGCCTTCGAATTTTGAATCAGTTGTTAAGGTTTATTTTGAGAATGTCACTGGTGCAGCATTTACAGCTCAAGCGATGATTGACGGCATGGAAACCTTCTTATCTGAACGGTCCTACAATCCAGTGAAAGAGTATATGGAAGAAGCTGAGAAAGGCTGGGATAAACGCAAACGCATTGGACAAATGCTGCAAGTCTATTTAGGAGCTAACCAAGACCCTCTAGTGTCTAAAATCGCTGAAATGTGGATGGTAGGCGCTGTTGCTAAAGTATATGAACCTTATGCCAAATTTGACTACGTTCTGGACCTAGTTGGCGGTCAAGGTGTTGGTAAAACCTCCTTTTTACAAAAGTTAGGTGGTCAATGGTACACGGATGCAGTAACTGATTTTGCAAACAAAGACAACTACGACATCATGCTAAAACATTTGATAATAAATGATGACGAAATGGTCGCTAGTGACCGGATGAGTTTCGCAGAAACAAAATCGTTCATTTCAAAAACGAGTTTACGATTCAGAAAACCGTATATGCGCAGAACGCAAGAGTTCGCAAAAAACTTCGTTCTAGCACGTACAAGCAATCACGTTGAATACCTCAAGGATAAAACAGGCGAGCGCAGGTTCTTGCCTGTACTAGCATGTAACAACAAGCAGAAAAAGCATCCTATGAAGATAACGGATGAAGTCGTGAAACAAATCTGGGGTGAAGCAGTCACCATTTATAAAAGCGGTGTGGATTTGATGTTTGATGAAGAAACAGAAGCGGAATTAGTTGAATATCGTGAACAATTCATGTTCAGAGATGAAATTGAACTTCAAATTCTTCAATACTTGGAAATGCCCGTTCCTAAGGATTGGGAAACGAGAACAACAACTGATCAGTATATTTATACGACTAAATATTTTGCAAATAGTCCTGACTGGGCTTCAGGGGGTCAACCGATGAATCGAGTGGCTACTCGGGAGATTATGTTCAATCTGTTCCATAAAGAATCGAACGACCAGAAGCTGTCTCGAAAGATTAGTTTTATTATGGATAATTTACTAGATTGGAAGAAACAATCGTACAAAGTTAATGGAAAAACAACCAGAGGTTATAAAAGAATTTTACCTTAAAAAAAGGTTACACGTATGGTGTAACCTTCGGGTAAAATCGGTGTCTACGTGTAACCTTTTACCACATGTAGTTACACGTAGGTTACACGTTTTTTTCGCTACGTGTAACCCTTAGAAACGTTGATTTAACAATGTTTATAGATACTTTTTATATAAAAAGTTACATGTTTACATGTTTTTTTTAGAAAAAGTATATTGTAAGTATAAAAGCCTATTAAATCAACATTCTTATGTTTTTATTTTAATGTTTTTGAAAAATACGTGTAACCATGTAACCTCGGTTAATTTTTATAAAAAAATAGTAAAGGAGCGATGCTTATGAACGATATAAAAATGTATGTCATTCGAGACGCAAAAAGTCCTCAATGGTACTTCCAGCATATCGAAGACTACTCAAGCATGATGGGTTATCTTGCGAAGAATCATCCACGATATACGCATAAGTTTACAACTGACATAAAAAAAGCGATGCATTTTAAAACGCCAAATGAAGTCTTGGGGTTTATCAAAGAACATGCTATTGAAGGGACTATCGTTAAGGACCCGTATCAAGAGAGAATAAGCAAGACGGCATTTAAGTACATGGGTGAGAATTACGGTGAAGCGATTAGTTACATCCACGGAATGATTGAAGATTCGAGTGAGAAGATGTTAGCTGCTTCTAAAGCGTTAAAAGTGAATGCGAATACGTTGATTAAGTTTATGAAAGACCCGTATTCCGTTGCAGCTCATATTCGAGATCGAATTGTAGAAAACTTAGGGAATCTAGAAAAGGCGGTGAAGGCAATTGGCTAAAGATGAATTTGAAAAATTAAAAGACGATGTTCATTACTTGATTGTAGCACATTGTAAATACAAGGATATGTCGATGTATGACAGAGCGTTGAAACAGTTCCAAGAAGATATCAATTATGGACAGTTAGAAGAAATGAGCTATAATGAACGATTTGTTTTCTTGCTTGGATTTGAAACGTCGTTGAAGGCGATAGAGAAGTGTGGGAAAGCAGCAAACGGATCCTAGATATAAAGGAGGATGAAATATGGACGATAAAAACGAAAACGAAAAACTAATGGAAGAATTGAAACGAATCGGCGAAGGGTTTAACAAGTTCATCGAATCAATAGGCGAAGCACTGAATGAATTATTCTACCCAAAAGAAGATGATTGGGAAATGAAATGCCCGTATGAAGATGGGGATGAATATTATTTATTAGATGATAGTGGGAGCGATTATAAATTTGAGTGGGATGGACGTTCTGTAGATAAAAAAAGATTTTCACAAGGTAACGCCTTCCAAACTAAAGAAGCAGCCGAGCTCGAATCTAAACGCAGAAATCTACTGACACGATTTAAAGCGTTCAGAGATGAATGTAATGGGGATTGGAAGCCTGATTGGAGTGAACAAGACTCAAAATACTTTTTATGTTATTCTCAAAAATTTGATATTTTGTCTACCAATGATATTCATATCTGCGAAAGATTTCACACATTCGGTTACTTCAAAACCGAATCCGATGCAAGAAAATCCATCAAGCTCTTCGGTGATGAGATTATCGAGCTGTTCGTGAAGAGTGAGGGGGGAGAAAATGAAAACAATCAACGAAATAAAAGACGATGATTTAGTTTTTAACGAACAAACCCATTCTCAAATATACGTATCCGATTTAAAACGTGAATGGAACTCGTTAAATGAGGATGAGAGAAGTGGTTGGAAAACTTTAAAAGAAAGAACAATCAAATTATCCGTTGGAACTGTATTGGATAGAATATATGAAGATATGGAATGTTCAGATGGCTATGAAGAAATGTTTGTTCATTTATGGAATGACACGTCTGAAGAATTTAAACAACGAATGCAAGGGCTGCTTGATGAAATTTCTAATTTCCCAAGTGCGAAAGTTTATGACTTTGATGAAGATATCAATCCATTTGTTGATTTGGAGGAGGATTAAATGGATTTAACATACAGTAACAAATTCAAAGATTACATCGAAGTGCAAAACAATTTAGGATATCCACAAACAATTTACAAGTTTCCTAACGGATATGGTGCAAGTGTAATTAAATTCAATTACGTGTACATTGGAATAGAAATTGCAGTATTGAAATTTGATAAAAATGGTAATTGGAATATCGATTACAGCACTCCAATTACAAATGATGTTATCGGTGGTTTAAGTGAAAAAACCAGAGATGAAGTATTACAGCAGATTTTTGATTTAAAGGAGAAATAACAATGGAACTAACTATACATTTAGAAAACGGGAAAGCACTAAGCTTTGAAAATGTAACTATATTGAGAGCGGACGTGGATTTTACAATTTTTACTTACGTTAGTGTGGAAACAGGTAAAAAGAAAAGAGCAAAATTCAACACACAAAAAATCTGGGGGTGGGTTACTTCGATTGAGGATGATAGTAAATGATTACAAAAATTAAACAGTTTTTATGCGGTGTATTATACCATCATAAATTAAAGCTCGGATTTGATGTATTTGTTGTAGATTCAGAAGGGGAGCTTTGGTTCGTCAGTAGATGTGAGCGGTGTGGAAAGAAAATATCAATAAAATTCAAGGAGGATAGTAAATGATAACAGTTTATTCAAAGCCTAAATGTATGCAATGCGAGATGACGAAGATGTGGTTGAAACAAAACAAGATTGAGTTTGAGAATGTGGACATCGAAGTGAATCCAGGTGCGTTGGAACTACTCAAACACTACGGATACAGCTCACTGCCTGTAGTAGTGATTGACGATGAATTTGATAATCCGGATAAGGCTTGGTCAGGGTTCCAAATTGATAAGTTAGAAAGTTTGATGGAATGATTATTTGGGCATTGTTTGACAGTGGAAACGGCTGCTATTCTCAAGGAGTTAAAAAGTTGAATGAGGATGGGCAAAATATAGCTATATATTCTGTAGGATTAGACGTAGAAAACAAGAACGACCACTTCATTCATTTGAATCTCGCTGATTACTCGTATATGTTCGGCGACAACAAAATGTACTACACATTGGATAGATTGCCTAAACCTGATTTAATTATTGCTAGTCCACCTTGCGAATCGTGGAGTGTTGCATCAGCTATGGATAGTGGTAACGCTTGTTGGAAACGAGAACGAACAGACGATAGCTTGTTCGACCCACAAACGCCCCTAAGTCCTTTCACGGTAAGAGATTATGCAGACTATGAAAAATATCAGTATAAGGCAGAAAATCAACTTGTAAAACGTATCAATGGAGAATTATGCACCTACAATCTAGTACAGATTATAAGACGATACAAACCTAGATACTATATCATAGAAAATCCAGCAAGTTCTAAAATATGGGACTATATCGACAGGGTTCTTGGATTCAAAATCCCGTATGACAATCTAGCTCATTACAATCAATACGATAATTATCCAATCCAAAAACCAACAAGATTCAAGTCCAACGTTGAGCTAAATTTGAAAACAGGGAACAAACCAAGTGACTTCAAATTCGAGCAAATGAGAGGATACAACAATCGCTCGAACATTCCCATTAGTTTAGTAAAGAGTATATTTGAACAAGTCTTAGAGAAAGAGAGGGGATTGAATGAAAGATAAGAAAATCGCTGAGATTCGATTTAGGGAATATCCCTACTACGACCGTGAAATCACATCGAGAAAGTTCGATATGTTATGTCACAAGGAAGAAGATGTGAATGCGTGGATCCGTGCTAAGGGAACTAATTCGAAAGCAGCGGAAAACGAGCTCATTCGATTTGAGAGTGACAAGTATATTCAGAACCGTCTCTTTTGGAAGAAATGCGTGGAAGAAACTCTCGAAGAACTAGATGACAAACAAAGAGAATTTGTCACCGAATATTATTTCGATGATGTGTATGATTATCGCTCTCTAGCAAAGAAACACTTTACGAACAGAAACGTCATCATGAACGCTTGCAATCTAGCGTGTGAGATTTTGCTTGTAAAATTAGGAGAAAAGTTTTAGTGACAGAAAACGGTGTTTGTCACGAGAAAAACGTGATATATTATTAGTGTGGAAAGTTGTAAAAAGAGATATTCTTTTTTCTCGTGGTTTAAACTCCTTTAATTTTTTTCCCTTCGAGTCCTCCAGCTCGAGGGGTTTTTGTATGCAATGAAACGAGGTGATGGAAAATGGGATGACCGAAAAACAACAGAAATTTGCCGATGAGTACATCATCAGCTTGAATGCTACTCAGGCTTATAAAAAGGCTTATCCAAACGTAAAACGAGATAAAGTTGCTCAAGTGAATGGAAGTCGCTTGCTATCAAAAGCTATCATAAAAGCATATATAGATGAACAACTAGAAAAGCTAAAGTCTGAACGTGTCGCAGATCAACAAGAAGTGCTTGAGTTTTTAACGGCAGTCATGCGCGGTGAAGTCACAGAGCCTTTATTGGTTCTTGACGGTGACGGATATCAAAAAGTCATGGATGCTAAACCGAATGTGTCCACGAGAAAGAGTGCAGCGGTAGACCTTGGCAAGCGTTACGGTTTGTTCGTGGATAGGCAAGAAATCACTCAAAAGAATATCGACATCAAAGTAGGGGATTGGGATGACGACGAAGAGTAATCCGAAAATCAACATCATCATCGATCGTCCTAATCGTGTTTTTAATAAGCATATCTACGAACATCTATTTGACTACGACACCTTCACAGAGGTGCATTACGGAGGGGCTTCGTCTGGTAAAAGCCATGGAGTGTTTCAAAAGATAATTCTTAAAGCGCTCAAATCATGGAACAAACCACGAAAAATATTAGTGTTGCGTAAGGTTGCTTCTACGGTACGTGACTCAGTGTTTGCGGATGTTCAAGCGACATTATCTTATTTTGGGATACTTAATTTGTGCAAGGTTAACATGAGTGCCTTTCGTATTGAATTACCGAACGGTGCCGAGTTGATTTTCAAAGGGATGGATAACCCAGAGAAAATTAAGTCCATCAAAGGCATTTCCGACGTGGTAATGGAAGAAGCGTCTGAGTTTACCCTTGATGATTACACACAGCTAACGTTGCGTTTAAGGGATAAAGTGCATAAACAGAAACAAATCTATTTGATGTTTAACCCGGTATCCAAAGCTAACTGGGTATATAATGCTTTTTTCGTGAGGAGTCCTAAGAATACAGTGGTTTATCAAACGACGTATAAAGATAATCGTTTCTTGGACGACTTAACTAAAGAGAATATCGAGGAACTAGCCAACAGAAACGAAGCGTACTACAAGATTTACGCTTTAGGTGAGTTTGCGACATTAGACAAGCTAGTTTTTCAAAAGTATGAGAAACGTTTGCTTAATAAAGACGAACTGACGCATCTGCCGGCTTATTTTGGTCTTGACTATGGTTTTATCAATGATCCGTCAGCATTACTTCATGTACGAATAGACGACGATAACAAGCGTTTATATGTCGTTGAGGAATTTGTCAGAAAAGGTTTGACGAATGACAAGATTGCTGAAAGTATCAAGGCTCTCGGGTATGCCAAAGAGCAGATACGAGCAGATAGCGCTGAAAAGAAATCTAATCAAGAATTGCGAAATCTTGGTATTCCTAGGGTTGTTGATGTGCAGAAAGGTCCTGGGTCAGTCATGCAAGGTATTCAGTATCTCTTACAGTACGATTGGATCGTTGATGAAAGATGTGTGAAGCTGATTGAAGAACTTGAAAATTACACTTGGAAGAAAGACAGAAAGACAAATGAGTACATCAATGAGCCAGTAGATAGCTATAACCACTGCATCGATGCGATTAGATACGCTTTGCAAGACAGAATATATAAATCAAACATCAAACTATTTAAAGGAGGTTTTTAAAAATTGGCAAAAGTTTTTGTAAACAAACGGAAAGTAATTACAACCAATAGCGATGTAGTGACTGAGGATGTTGTATCTGAAGCGATTAGGCTTCACATGAGTAAGCTAGTTAAGAATTATGTTGAAAGCGAGGATATGTATCTCTCTCAGCACGAAGTCTTGAAAATGGCTAAAAAAGAAAGCTGGAAGCCTGACAACCGTTTAGTGTTTAACTACGCTAAGTACATTGTCGATACGTTTACAGGTTATCAGATTGGTGTTCCAGTTAAAATCAAACATGAAGACGAGAACGTAAACGAGTTTGTCGCAGATTTTCGTAAAATCAACGACATGGAAGACTCAGAGTTCGAGCTTGCGAAAATGTCTAGCGTGT